CAGGCTTCAGCACCAGCGCCGGATCAGTCAGGTTAATACCATCACCGACCGCAAATGTCTGAATCTTCCAAGTCATACTAGCGCCTCAATCTGCGGTGAGATTTGCTGCAACTGAGTGTTATACAAGCGCTGGATAGCCTTGTTGTAATTCATCTGTGCAAACTGATACAGCTCAGGCGCAGACTCACGCGACGCATACGTCATCACCGCACGCCAGACGATCACCATATGATCCGCGCTTGGAATTACTGGCGTGTCGCCAGTTGCAGCCAGTACTGTAGGATTCTCGAAACCCTCAAGCGTAACCGCATACGTTGCATCTGGCGTGGTATCAAAGCGCAGCTTTCCATCAGGATCAACACAGATGAAATTAGGCCGGGCTGTCGGCTGGGTTTGGTATTCGTAAATCTCACGAAACTGAGTCCACGGCATCCAGTACAGCGGATAAATCGTCGAGCCGCTGGTGATTTTTGCATAGTTCAAATCCCACTTACGAATGGTCGCAATATCAGCATCATCGCTGCTGTTGTAAGTCCGCTGGCCATTCGTCGTATTGAATGCGATCTGACTACGCAAAAAATCCCAGTCGGCAAGCGCCTGAATCTCAGTCCAAGCGTCGGCAGTCCAGTTCACAACATACAGTTGCAACCCTGTCTGCGACGTTACGGCAGTCGGGCCTGATCCACTCAAGCCACACTCAACCCACACTCGCTGCGCCAACGCTAGGAAATTCATGATTTAGCCAGCCTTCAGAATGTTGGTAAGCCATGCCACGCCGTTAGGGTTTGGATCATGGATCACACTAAACGGATATTTCAGCGCAGTCGACGGGTTCATTTTCATGATCTGCTCACCGCTATAGTTACGACCAGCAGTCTGCCGATAATCAGTCTTGCGTGCCCGAGCCAAAACCTCAACGTACTTGCGGCGCACTTGCTGCGGCTGGCCTCGGATGAAATTCTGCAACCGGCCACCGTTCGATACTTCAACGATCTGTTCATCCTCAGGATTCGTAGATTCATGAATCATCACAGTGACAATCTCTTCCATAAACGCCAAGGCAGCAGCCTTCTCGTCAATGTTGATCGGCCGCTCGGAAGTCTCAATCTGCAAATCAGTACGATCAATTTCTGCGATGTCACCAGTAGACGGGATCACAAGGCCATTGCCCTGATGAACATCGCCCTGGAATTCCATGCTATTGCGTGGTCGCGCCATTTGTATATCTCCATTTAAAAAAAGGGCGGTATTACCCGCCCTTGATTATAACGCCGTTTTGCTCAGCTTTTGTTAGCTGATCTGCGGACGATCCGGCAGCACATGGCAGTTGACGATAGCGCTGGTGATGCCGGTGGCATTCCAGTTGCTAGAGCCGAAAGTCCAAGTGCCGCTAGTGGTCGAGCCAGCCTTGATTACCTGATAGGCAAACGGGGTTACCGTGTCAGGAATCGACGGGAATTGCGGAGCGTGGATAAACGAGCCAGCAGCATCCAGCGCCTCAGTACTGCCCTTACGGACAGAAACGGTGCCGCTGGAATTCATGCCCCATACAAACACAGTGCCGTAATTCGCCGTAAGGGTCATTGCAGCAGCAGTGTTGCCGTCAGTGGTGGGAGTTGTGCCATCAGTAACAGCCGTCTTGGTATAGGCTTTGCCGCCTACGCAAAACGAGATAGTTACAGTGGTGTCATACACGGTTTCCGCACCAGTAGCGGTAAGTGCGCCGCTCGTGGTGCAGTAGTTCAGTTCAGATTGAGTCGGAAACATTTTCTGTACCTCAAGAAGTTGTGGTCAGCGCGGCAGCAGATGCGGCGGTGATAGAGTATTTCGGATCGACAGAGCCAGTGGTATTGACGTATGTAACCGTCACGGTGCCAGCATCAAGCGCAGTCGTGCCGCCAATGAAGGATGCCCCGCTAGTAGCGACAATGATGAAACCAATCATCGCCTTATTTGCGGGGATTGTCGGCCATACAACAGCAGCAAGCGTCGCAGCTTCAGTGCCCATCGAGCTAGTCAAAGTCCCAGCGCTGTCTCCGAAGAAACAGAACACGTTGAACTTTGAATCAGCCACGGTGCCGGACAATGCAGCCATGTCCGTGTTGGCAGCTTTGCTGACCAGCACGCCATTGGCCGCATAGACAAATGCGCTGCCGCCCTTTACCACTGCGGAGCCGCCGGTCTTAATTACAAGGCCAGCGCTGCCAAAGGTACAGGACTTCATGCGGTCAATGACATTCGTCACATCCGTCACCAGCGCATTAGCCGGAGTCCGCAGCACACCCAGATCCGCCAAGATCGTATCAAACAGCTTTTTCAAGCTGTCACGATCTTGGCGGACTGCCAAGTGTGCAAGGCGTTTAACAATCGATTCAGCCATGATCGCCCCCGGTTAGCTCAGTGCCGTGACGCCGACTTCAGCGACAGCCATCCAGCCATTGTTGAGTACCTTGGCAGTGAACCAGCAAGTTGCGCCGATGTAGCCGCGCTGGCCAAGAGGATCGTTCTTGTCGATTGCATCCGGCGGCGTGACACGGATATTCAGCGAATCCATACCGCGCAGTGCTACTTGGCCCCACGCGTCCATGCCAGTCACGATCACCGGGTACACATCGATGTTGCTGCCTGTGGTCGAGTACAGGCCAGTCGAACCAACAGCAGCGCCACTGTCTGCAATCGATGCCAACTCAGGCGACAGGATGAATCGATAGTTTTCGCACGAACCAATCTCGCGTTCGTGGACAACCTTGCGAGCGCCATATTCTGCGACTGGCACGAAGCCGGGCAGATCACGAATATCCGATTCGCAATCGGTATGAGCGAACACCAGATAAGCGGCCTGGATAGCGCTGGTGCCAAAGTTTGCCGAAGGAGCGATGATGCCAGTCACCATTTGAGCATGACGGGCTTGCAGGTTCCGGCCAATCCGGCGCAGCAGGTTAATGCTGATATCCTCGTCAACAGTAGCGCGGGAAGTGCCGCCGCTGTAGAACAGATTGGTACAAGCCTTCAGTTCGCCATAGCGCACCATTTCACGCACAAGACCGATACGCTCACCAAGCTGGCGCTTCATTTCAGCCGGGTAGTCGTCTTCGTTCAAGTCTGCGGTCTTGTCGGTATACGCATACAGAGCACCATACTGGCGCAGGACGGCGGTAACTGTGCTGGTTGCCAGAGTATCAGCAGCCGGCGTCACGCCCTCTTGAATCAGATGGTTGGTCGCAGTAACGCTCCAAGTATTCTCAGTCAGGCTAGAAGTAGTGGAGCCGCCATAAGGCAGATAGCGCTGGAAAATGATGGTGTCCGACTTGTTCTTCGGCATCATTTCCTGCTTGCCGGTAATACCCAGCACTTCAACCGGGATTGCATGCGCAAGGATAGCGCCGGCAATCTTTCCGATGCGCGGCGTATTGGTGGAGTAATTCTGAACTGCCATTTTGCTTACCTCGATTGGTTATAGACGACTGCCGCGCACGTTATTGAACTCGGCCAGAAAATCGTCTAGGTCTGTCTTGACTTCCCTCGTTGCCTGATGGCGCAAGCCAGATGGCTGCACTGCATTAGCAAGTCGGGTTTGCTTTGTTTCTTGAGCCTTGGCAGTTTGCTGCTGCCATTGCTTGAATTGCAAAAGAGCGTTTGCCAGCACGGCAGCATCTCCGGTGCTCCTGATTTCATGGCTTTGCTCAGCAGGCAAGATACCTGTCCATACAGAAAAGTCAGGGCTTCGCACAATATCCTCCCAGTCGCCAAACTGCATACGCAGCATTTGCTTCTGAGCGTTCATATTGTATTCGGCCATGCGGGCCTGCATTTTCGATTCAGCTTCCTGCAATACCTGCTGCCGGATATGTTGCTCAATCTCATCACGGTTGAAATCAACCGGCTGCGATTGTTGAGCCACCGGGAGCGATTGCAAGTCATCAGCAAGCGCAGCCGCAATATCAGGGTAATCCTTTGCCAGCTTCCCGAAAGTAGCTGCCGAAAGATTCAAGCCCTGCGGCTTTGGCTGCTTTGCGATCTCTTGCTTGAACCGCTCAAACTCGCCCAGCTTGCCAGTAACCTTTTGCAAGGTCTGGTTTTGCTGTGCAAGATATTGCTGGAATTGCCCAAGCTGATTCGACAATTCATCGAACCGCGCAGCCTTTGCAAATAGCTCCTTGGCTTGCGCCTCAGTCAGACCTGCAATTGCCGGAGATTCAAACCCGTCATTCTGCTTATCTGCGACATTACTGGCCGCATCACTTTCACCATCACCAGAAACAACAGGGGCGCTTTCATGCTCCTGCTGCGCAGTAACAACCTTTTCATGCGACACAGTATCAGCGGGCGATGCATCATCGCGCACCGATGCAAACGATGCGGCAAAATCTGCGGCATCATCATGTTGCATTACTTCGTTATTCTCTTCTGCCATTTGTTACACTCCATCGCGGTTGCTTTAGGCAGTGACTTTCGCCACCCTACTTGCGCCGGAAGAGTCAATCACGATAGTCAAAATCAGGACTAATTAGCGGTTGAGGCTCTTGCAGCATTTCTTTCAAGGCGGCTATTTTACCGCGTATATAAGCCGTCCTTACTAAATCATTATCAATCAAATCGTTATCCTTGCGCAACTGGTCTATACGTTCGTGCAAATGCTCTACAACAACCAACCATGCGCGCTGCTGCTTATCACCCTCGGATAGCTTTGATTGCAGTACAGACATTAGATTCCGCTCCCTGTCATCAGCTTAAGTGCGCGCTCAGCAGTAAACAAATCTGCCTTGCTGGAAATTTCCATGCTGGCCTTTTCCATCATCGCCTTAATCTGCGCAAGTGTCATTGTCTGCTGGCCTTGCATTTCAACCTGCTTAAGCTGGCTCTGCATATTCAGCATCAGTAATTCTAGCTGCCGATCCTTATCCGCTTGGTCAGCCTTGAATTGCATTTCAACCGCAGCGACCTGCTGCGCCGATTCATTCTGCATCGCCTTGACTTGGGCATTCTGCGAAGCAATTTGCATATCGGCCTGCGCACGCATTTGCTCGATCTGCATCTTGGTCTGGTTATCCATATCAGCACGTTGCAGCATTGCCTGCTGGTTAAGCTGCGCCACCATCAGCCGTGGGTCTTGCTGCTGCCCTTGCTGCTGCTCTGCCATAGACGCCTTTTCCTCTTCACTCAATGCAAACCGCTTAGGATCAAGCCGCTGCGACTTCAGCAACTCTTCCATCCATTTCTTCGGCGAAAGCTCAAATGCAGGATTCAATACCAATTGACCCATCTGCATGATAGCCTGATTCTGGATATCACGCTCAATCAATGCCGACGATCCACGAGCGTCAATCATATTGTCGCCATGCATTTCTGGATCGTCGCTGTATTGCATCAGCCAATTGTAATACCTACGAATGTGCGGCTCGGTAATGTAGTCATCAAACGATTTAGCTACGCCGCGCATCACAGCGCTTGCGTTGTTCATCAGCATGGTCATGCCGCCAACCGTATCAGGCGCATTCCCCTGCTGGCCTTGCAAGAGCATAGGTAGGCCAGTTACATCCTCTGCGAATTTCTGCGCGTATTGGATGATGTTCATCAACTCTTGCTGGCGCGTCGGGATGTCAATCGACAGAAATGCCTCCTGCGCATTTACCGCACTCTGCTCTCCATTCAAGAAAAAGATTTTGCCACCGTGTAAGTTATTCCAATCGCCATCGGCAGGAGTCACAACCTGGCGATTGATTACCAGATACGGCGCAGACGATTTGCCGGCATTCTCCATCATGCGACGCGTTGCTGCGGTAAGCATGCGCTGAGGAACACTGATCTGATTGGCAATGCCACGGCCCCATGGCATATCCTCGCGCACTTGCCACGGCATCAGGTCATATGGGAATTCGCCTGTATCCAATGGCGAGATAACGACGCGCACAAGCCTGTCATTGATAACCGTTGCAGTGACAGGAATCATCTCCTGCTCACCTTCGTATTCTTCGCACCCGCATCCAGCAGCTTCGATCTGCTCCTTGTTCAAGCATCCGGTGAAGTACCAAACTTCATACATGCCTTTGTCGTAATGGCTTTGGTCTTTGCGGTAGATTCGCGAGTAAAAGGTATTCTTCGTTGGCCCTTCCTCAAGCACCTCCTTC